GGCTCTGGCGCGACCAACAGTCCTGCGGCTGGTAACACAATGGCTTCGCACAGTAGTTGGACTGAAGTAACTGCTTATAGTCAAGCCACCCGGCCCGCTTGCACGTTTGGAACCCCCACGACTGCCAACCCCTCGGTGGCTACCAATTCAGCTTCGCCAGCCACGTTTAGCATCAACGGCACAACGACTGTGGGCGGGGCTTTCTTGACCAGCAACAACACCAAGGGCGGCTCGACTGGTACGCTGTACTCAGCCGCAGACTTCAGTGCCCCTGGAGATCGTGCTGTTGTGTCGGGCGACACCCTTTCCGTTACTTACACTCTGAGTTTGGCAGGTTAATCATGGCAACAACTTTCAAAAAAGGCGACGTTGTTAAAGCTGTCGCAGTCGTTCCTCAAGGCCCGGTGCTTGCACTGCGTATGGACGATGAGGGCACGGTGTCGTATCTGATTGAGTGGACAGATGTAGACGGGCAAACCCAACAACGCTGGTTTGAAGAGTCACAATTGACAGGAGTATGATTTATGGCGCTCGTCCTCGCAGACCGGGTAAGGGAAACCACCACTAGCACAGGTACGACTGCTGTAACGCTCGGTGGCGCATACACGGGCTTTCAAACTTTTCTTGCGGCTATTGGCAACGCCAACAGCACGTACTACACCATTGCCAACGTAGTCTCGGGCGAGTGGGAAGTAGGTATTGGTACGTACACCACTTCTGGTAATACACTTTCCCGCACAACTGTCCTATCTTCCAGCAACTCAGGTTCGCTGGTTAATTTCACATCGGGCACCAAAGATGTGTTTGTCACCCAGCCTGCTGAGCGGGCGGTGTACATAGATTCTGCGGGTACTACAGTTGATGTAAACATCCTGGCCGCTTCGGGCGACTCATCGTTCAACTCCACGGGCGCGGTAAAAATCCCAGTAGGCACGACAGGTGAGCGGCCCACGGGTGCAGTGGGCAAGATTCGTTGGAACAGCACGTTGACCCAGTATGAAGGCTACAACGGCTCAAGCTGGACGCTCCTGGGCGGGGCAGTGATCTCCAACGACACAGCTACTGCAAGCAACTTGTACCCAGTGTTCTCCAGCGTCACGACTGGCAACGCTTCCACTTTGTACACAGGCAACGCCAAGCTGCTCTACAAGCCAAGCACAGGCGAGTTGCAGGCTTCAGTCCCAGTTGCATTGAATGGGCTTGTGGTGAACAGTCAAACGGTATCTGCAAGTTACACCATTGCGGTGGGGTATTCAGCTATGTCTGCTGGGCCTGTAGCTGTGGCAAGTGGACAAGCGGTAACGGTCAGTTCAGGCAGTCGTTGGGTAATTGTTTAAGGATTTGATATGGCAAGCGTTGTTGTAAATGGAGATACATCAGGGGCAGTGACTCTGAGCGCACCAGCAGTGGCTGGTACTGTGACTGTGACCTTGCCGTCCACATCGGGGGTTATGGCTGTTGGCGGCGGGACGATCACCACCCTTACCACCACAAGCGACATCACGGTTCAAGGGGTTACCGTAGGCCGTGGCGCAGGTGCTGTATCCACCAACACTGCGGTGGGTGCTAGTGCTTTGCAAGCAAATACTACGGGGGCAAACAGCACCGCTGTTGGTTATCAAGCTGGATACAACTCAACTGGTGGTTTTTTGACCGCTGTTGGGTATCAAGCTGGCTATGCTTCAACCAGTAACACAGTAGAAGCATTTGGTTATCAAGCGGCTTTGGCTACAACAACTGGGCAAATGATAACCGCCCTCGGCACGTGGGCGTTGTTGACTAATACATCTGGAAGCTATTCGGTTGCCGTTGGAAGAGAGTCGCTTAAATTAAATACGACAGGTTCTTACAATGTTGCATTGGGTATGCAAGCCCTTAACTCCAACACCACAGCCTCTAACAACACTGCTGTGGGTTATCAGGCGGGGTATAGCAATACGACAGGCGGCGCTGGTGTTGGCAAAAACACTTTTATTGGTACACAAGCGGGCTATAACTCAACCGGATACCGAAACGTATTTGTTGGCTATGCCGCAGGAACCGTTGTTACATCTGGAAACTCAAACACAATCGTTGGTGGCTTTGAAGGTAACACTGGCGGCTTAGACATTCGCACAGCAAGCAACTACATCGTGCTGTCTGATGGGGATGGGAATCCACGGCTATATATGAATGGCTCTGGATTTATGTTTTCTTTGCCAACCTACAACAACACCACAGGCGCTGCTGCAAACATGGGTGTAGATAGCACTGCAGGTGTTTTTTATCGGTCTACTTCTTCACTCAAGTACAAGCGTGATGTTCAAAATTACAATAAAGGTTTAGCTGAAGTTATGCAACTTCGCTCGGTGTACTACAAAGGAACTTCAGAGCGTGATGGCGATACACAATATGCGGGTTTAATTGCTGAAGAAGTACATGAAATTGGTTTATCTGAATTTGTGCAGTACGCAGAAGATGGAACTCCCGATGCATTGGCTTATGGACACATGGTTTCTTTGCTTACCAAAGCCATCCAAGAACTCAAAGCAGAGGTTGACAGCCTCAAAGCCCAAATCAACGGAGCATCAGCATGATTGAAATCACCGCAGAACAACAGATTGCTCGCCACTATGAGGCGTGTATGGATTCGGTCAACCTCATCAATGCTGGCAAGCCCGAAGGCATGGAAGATGCTGAGTGGGCAGATTGCTTGCAGAGGAATCGTGACCATTTGAAGATTATGGTCGCCAAAGACTTTTGGACAACTGAAGATTTAACCCCGCTCCAACAAGCGGCAGGAGACTAAATTGGCCTCATCTATAAATGCCAGCACTACGGCTGGTTTAGTAAACACCGCCGACACATCGGCAATCCTGCAACTTCAAACTGGCGGGACTACAGCGATCTCCATTGACGCAAGCCAAGCGGTGACGATGGCAGGGCGAACCACAAACCCAACAACTATTTCTGTTGGTAACGCAACCCCCTCAACCTCCGGTGCTGGCATCACCTTCCCCGCAACTCAATCAGCATCAACTAACGCAAACACGCTAGATGATTATGAGGAGGGGACTTGGACACCATCTTTTACATTGAATGCTGGTTCAGCTACGCTTACTAGTGCTTCTGGAAGTTATGTAAAAATTGGAAAGCAAGTAACTGTGCTTTTTAATATTTCATTTGCAACAGCAACAGCGGCGACTATTGATACCATAACAGGATTCACATTTCCTTTTGCAAATAATACACAGTATGGCGTGGGTGCATTAAGAGAAAATTCAAATACTGGTTTTATATGGCAACTAAGAGGAAACGGTAATGCAACTACAGCAACCATAAGAAAATATGACAATACGCAAGTATTGACTGCTGGAGACACATTTGTTGGCACATTGGTTTATTTCACAGACTAATTAACCGCATTGGATTATCAAGTCGGACACTTAACCTAAAGGAAAAATCATGTCAATCACCAAAACTACCGCAGTTGACCAGATTACAGTCACAGAAAACGGCATCGTTCTCTATCGTGAAGCTACACGCATCATGGAAGATGGCAACGAACTGAGCAAGACCTATCACCGCACAAGTCTTGTACCGGGTCAAGACTTGACGGGCATCCCTGCCAATGTTGTTGCAATCTGCAATGTGGCCTGGACTGCTGAAGTCATTGCGGCTTATCAAGCACAATTGGCCGCACAACAAGCTGGAGCATAACCATGTCACTGATTCTCTCAGGCACAGACGGCCTCTCCGATGTTGACGGTTCTGCCGCAACCCCTGCTATCAGGGGAACGGACGCAAACACAGGCATATTCTTCCCTGCGGCTGACACCATTGCCTTTGCTGAAGGCGGTGCGGAAGTGGCAAGGTTTGATAGCTCTGGTAACTTGGGATTGGGTGTTACGCCTAGTGCTTGGCAGTCTGTTCTTCGTGCTTTTCAATTTGGCGCAACAGCATCTATTTACTCAAATGGCTCAAACACCACTTTTTACGGCCTAAACTTTTACACAGATTCTGGCGGGACAAACAGATATTTAACATCAAACATTGCGTCTGCCTACGGGCAGGTTTCTGGCGCACATCAATGGTACACAGCCGCATCTGGCACAGCAGGTAACGCCATCACCTTCACCCAAGCAATGACCCTTGATGCAAGCGGTAACTTGGGTATTGGGACTACAAGTCCATATTCAGCAGCGGGATATGCCTCGTTTACATTGAATGGTACTACTGGTTCTCAAATCCGAATGCGTTCTAGCGGCACTGATATTGGTTTGATTTTCAATACAGCAAGTGCATTGAATGTTTATACCAGCGGCGCTATCCCTTTAGTTCTTTCAACAAACGACACAGAACGTGCCCGTATCGACTCCAGCGGTAACTTGCTGGTGGGGACTACGAGTACTGGTTACACAAGTAGCGGCTCAACTTACTATTCTCCGTCAGTTCAATATTGGATTAACAACCATTTGACTGGAACATCAAGCGGAACTCGCTATATTGGTTTTGGTATTGGTACAGGCGAAGTTGGTTCTATTACCCAATCTGGCACAACGGCGGTTTTATACAACACAACCTCTGACTATCGCCTAAAAAATGACCAACAGGCATTGACAGGCGCTAAAGATTTTATCATGGCTTTGAAGCCTAAAAAATGGCAATGGTGGGATGGCTCTGGTGAAGGCGTTGGGTTTGTTGCTCATGAGTTTATGGAGGTCGCCAAGTATTCGGGAAATGGTGAAAAAGATGCTGTTGACGCTGACGGCAAACCTGTATACCAATCCATTCAATCATCATCATCTGAAGTAATGGCTAATCTAATTTCACTTGTCCAAGAACAGCAAGCCCTCATCACAACCCTCACCGCCCGTATCACTGCACTGGAGTCAGCATGATTAAACTGGAACTGCCAATTGACGCTGTAAACATGATCCTTGGGGCTTTGGGGGAACTCCCGTCCAAGACCAATGCAATGGCGCTGATGTTGCTCATCAAAGAGCAGGCTGACCCCCAAGTGCCCAAAGAAGAACCTGAAACTGTGCAATGATCTTTGGAGCGGCGGCATTTGCTCAAGCACCGTTCGCTGCGGCGGCGGGGAACTTCTTCGCCTGTGAAGTTGTAGATACTGCCACTGCCACCGACTCCATAGAGGCTCTCGCTACCTTCGCGGTAGCCTTTGCCGACACTGCAACGGCCACAGATACCACGGCGTCCTTGCTCACCTTCGCTGCAAACACAGACGAAACAGCCACCGCCACGGACACCACGGCCTCCCTTGTCACGCTGGGCGCGGCGGTCGATGAAACAGCCACGGCAACGGACACTACGGAATCTAACGCCACATTTGGGGCTGCGGTAAGCGAAACAGCTACAGCCACAGACGATCCGTCCAGCCTACCAACCTATGCTGTGTCCACCTCCGACACTGCCACGGCCTCTGATACAACTGAAGCTGGCGCTGTGTTTACCCCCTTGGTTGCCGAAACAGCCACGGCAACGGATGCCACATCGTCTGTATTCATATTCCTTAGCGATATAGCTGAAACCAGCGCGGCTACGGACAGCCTGTCTTCCAGCACCTCATTCCTGGCTTTGGTCAGCGAGGCCGCGTCTGCTGCCGACACTACCTCCACAAGCCAAGCGGCCATCTGCTTGGTCAGCGAGTCCGTCACTGCCACAGACAATCTGACCAATACGGCACTGGTTTTTGCTGCGGTCCAAGAATCCATTACTGCGGCTGACGCCTTTGTGCGCCGACTGCTCTGGGAGCCAATAGACGATGACCAGACCCCGGACTGGACAGGCATCCCGGCAACTGTGACAATAAACGATGTAGCCACCTTTGGCGGTTTGGTGTTCGGGGATGTGTCCATAGCAGGCCAGTTCAACGAAACCTGGGCACCCAACCGTGCCGGATGGACTCAAATTAATGACAGCCAGACGGTGACTTGGACGCAAATTAACGATAATCAGACGGCTGGGTGGACTCAAATTGATGACACGCAGACGGTTACATGGACAGAAGTTGTTCAATAAGGAAAACCAATGAGCACGTATTCACCAAGTCTTCGGATTGAGCTTATTACCAACGGCACCCAAGCGGGTACGTGGGGAGACACAACCAACAGCAATCTAGCCTATATCCTCGATACGGCCATTGCCGGGTATCAGACAGTCAGTGTCACTTCTGCCAGCCAAGCCATGACATACACAAGCGGGCCGACTGCAACGGCTTCTGCCAACCAAGCGGTTTATGCCATGCTTCGGTTCACTACCACGACTGGGGCAGCTTTTGCCGTATATGCACCCCCTGCCTCTAAAGCCTACGTTGTTTGGAACAACAGTGGGCACGCAATGACCATTTATAACTCGACTGTGATTGGTAACACCACGGCAGCAGGTACGGGTATCACTATTGCCAACGGCGACAAAGTTATAGTTTGGTCTGATGCGACCAATTTTTACGACCTCAAGGCCAACAACGTCACGGGGACTGTAGCCATCGCCAACGGCGGCACGGGGCAAACTTCGGCCAGCGCTGCCTTAAACGCACTGCTGCCAAGCCAAACCAGTAATGCCAACAAATACTTACAAACTGACGGAACCAACTCAAGCTGGGATGCCATCAGCCTGAGTACAGCCGACATAACTGGCACATTGGCAGTTGCCAATGGCGGCACTGGGTCTACTACGGCTACGGGCGCAAGGACAAACTTGGGGCTAGTAATTGGAACGGACGTTCCGGGGCCATCAGGTACGGGTGCGTCAGGCACTTGGGGCATCAATGTTTCTGGCAACGCTGCCACAGCCACAAACGCCACAAATGCCACAAACGCTACCTATGCAACTACTGCTGGTAATGGCGGGGTTACTTCTGTAGATTCCGCAACGGCGGCAGTAACGCTGTCAAGCTTGGCGGCTTTTGGAAGGTCCCTCAGTGCAAACGGGTATCAAAAATTGCCGGGAGGTTTATTTTTGCAGTGGGGCACTCTGTCGGGCACGGGGACTCATGGTTCGACCTACTCTATTACCTTCCCAATTACCTTCCCATCACAATGCTTCGCAGTTGGGGCAACCATCCAGCAAGGCGTAACGACAACGACTACAACGGTATTCATGCCTATCACTGGGCTTAGTCAGTACGGATTCACTATTCAATACGGCGCTATTAACGGCGGCTCATACACGTATGATTATCGGTGGATTGCTGTTGGGATATAAAAATTGATCCAGTCACGGCATTTGCACTCTGCAAGGGAGCTTATGAAGGCATAAAAGGGTGCGTTGCCGTCTACCAAGACCTGAAGAAAACGGGCAACGATCTGACGAAGATCACAACTGAGGTTGGTGGGGCGCTGTCAAGCTTCTTCAAGGGCCAAGCGGAACTGGAAACCAGCCATGAAAAAGCGGAAGTTCAACGGGAAGACAACAGGAAGAAGGGGATTAAAGACGATCTAGCCACACAAGCCATAGACAATGTGATGTATCTGCGGCAGACCAAGCAGTTCTATGCCGATCTTGAGAGAATGGTGCGCTGGGAGATGGGAATGCCTGATCTCTGGCGGGAAATCGTTGAAGAGTATCAACGGCTGTTGGATCAGAAATCGGAGCAAGCGGCACGGGAGTTGCACGAAAAGCGGGTGAAAGCATGGCAGCGACAAAGGTTAAAAAATCAGATACTGGACAGGGTGCTGGAAACGGTGCTGGTGGTTTTCGTAGTCGCCTACCTGATATGCCTGCTGTGGATAATCAGTCTTCATCATCGGGGTCGATTGGATACATTCTGGTCTTAATCCTGTTTGCGCTGGTCTTTGTGTTGGTGATCCCGCTGGTTGGGATGCTGTATGTGGACACGATGGTAGTGAAACGGGAAGCCAAGGCCCAGATGGAGAAAGTGGAGAAGCTGCGTAAACAGGTTGAAGAAGATGCCAAACGAGAAGCCGAACCCAGATGACGCTTTGAGCAAGGTGCTGGCCTATGTGGACAGCCCGTTCAAGTTGATTGCCATCCTGGTGATGGGGGTTGTGGCCTTCTCAGGGTATTTTCTTTGGCAGAACCAAGAATTGTTGGTGGGGGCATACCGGGAGAACCAGAAGATGCCCTCCATTGCAGAAGACAGAATTGAGGATGCGGCCTCTCACCTGTTCAAGCACACCGGGGCAGTGGTGGTGGCGGTGTTCAAGGTCAACCCAATGTTTGGGACTCGGGTGCTACACAGAGCCTACACAAAGGAAGGCCGGGACAAGATCAATGACGGGCTGGATGTCGGGCTGTTTACATCCAACCCAGCCAACAACAGGGATGTTGTGGCGCTGATGGCAGGAGAGATAACCTGCGGAAGCTACACCCAAGCGCAGAGCGAGATTGGCCTTTGGTACATTGAGAAGGGCATGACCTTTGGGTGTAGAGTGGGTGTGCCGCCTGACCCAAGTAGGTTCATTGGACAGATCACCGTTGGATGGGCTGAACAGCCCGAAGACATGGAGAAGATTCACAACCTGTTGCTTATAGCGGCAACAATGCTTTCAAGGAGCAAACAGTAATGCTGACCCTATTTTCAACCCTGATCTCTTTCCTGATGGGCGGCTTGCCCAAGTTGCTGGAATTCTTCCAAGACCGCAGTGACAAGAAGCATGAGATGGCCTTGGCCCAGCTTCAGATTCAGCGGGAGTTGGAGATGCGAAAACTAGGGTTTGAGGCCCAAGAGCGGGTTGAGCACATCAAATCAGAGCAACTGGAGATGGAAACCAAATCCAATGAGAAGCAAGCCCTGATCGGCGCTCAACAGGCCGAGATGCAGGCCATATACGCCCACGATACCAGCCTGAATGAAGGCACAAGCACTTGGATGAAGAACCTGCGTGCCAGCGTGCGCCCGGTCATCACCTACGGCTTCTTCCTGCTTCTGGTGGGCATTGATTGCGCCTTGATCTGGCACGGCTTCAACAGCAGTGTGAGCTTTGCGGAAATGGCAAACCAATTGTGGGATGATGAAACCCAAGCGCTGTTTGCCTCAATCATCGCCTTCCATTTTGGCGGCAGGGCGTTCGGCAAATGAAGCTCAGCCCAGAGGCCATCAAGGTCATCTGTCACCATGAAGGTATTCGGTACAAGCCGTATCGGTGCCCAGCACAGCTTTGGACAATAGGAGTAGGTCATGTTCTTTACCCAGATCAAGCTAAGCTACCAATGGATCAAAGAGGGGTTTACCAGCTTCGGCCAGAAGATAGCCGCACATTTTCAAAGGACGAAGTAGATGGGATTCTCAGAAGCGATCTTGCAAGGTTTGAGCGTGGAGTGGCTCAGTTCTGCCCCGTTCCCCTTACACAAGGTATGTATGATAGCCTTGTTAGCTTTAGTTTCAATGTCGGTCTTGGAACACTCCAGCGTTCAACGCTTCGTCAAAAACTGCTTCGGGGCGATAAAGCGGGTGCTGCGGAAGAACTCTTGAAGTATTGCATGGCTGGTGGGAAAATACTCAAAGGGCTGCAAAACCGTCGGATTGACGAACGCGCCATGTTCTTGTCATAGGAATCGAAATGCCCTTACAGAAACTTCAGTTTAGACCGGGAACCAACCGAGAAAGCACCAACTACGGCAATGAAGGCGGTTGGTACCAAACCAACAAGGTGCGTTTTCGTTCGGGTCTACCAGAGAAGATTGGCGGCTGGGAAAAAGATAACGGGACATTATCAACAAGCATTGGTGGTGTGTCTACTGCTATTGCATACCCGTCAACTGGGACGCTGTGGGGCGTGTGTCGAAGCTTGTGGAATTGGATTACGCTGTCTGGGTACAACCTGCTGTCGCTTGGCACCAACCTCAAGTTTTATATTCAAAACGGCAATGGTGGTTCTTTCTATGATGTGACCCCCATAACGGGCGATCCTCCCGCTGCTATAGCGGTGGCGTCTAATGCGTTTACCACTACGGCTTCGTCATCTGGAACCAATCGGTACGTGACTGTCACTTGTAACGTGGCGGGCTACAACGGACAGACAAACGATTTTGTAACCATCTCCGGGGTGGCCAGCGCAGTCAACGGCATCCCTGCCGCAAACCTTAACCAAGAGTTTCAGCTTACGTATGTAAGCGGTTCAACATTTACCATTCAGGTCTATGTCTCCTCCGCTGTTACGGTGACTGCTGGAACAACTGGCGCGGCCAACTTTGCATTTCAAATATCAACTGGCAACGAGGTTTATACCGTGGGTGTTGGCTGGGGTGCAGGCGGTTGGGGCGGAGTTACCACTGGCTATGCTTCTACGGGCTGGGGCGCTGCCGCACCTGCTGGTCTTGGTATTGGCTTGCAATTGCGTACTTGGAGCCAATCAAATTACGGGCAAAACTTAGTGTTCAACCCCCGTGGCGGGCCAATTTACTACTGGGTAGTCGATGCAACTCCAACCATTTTTAATAGGGCGCAGGTAATTTCAGCGGGGAACACCAACACCCAAAACAGCATTGCGTACTGGGATGCGGATAGCACTTGCCCAACCGTGTGCAACTTTGTATTGGTGTCTGACGCATCTCGTTTTTTGATTGCCTTTGGGACAAACGACCCTACTGGTGTCTATGCCACCGTTGCACTTGACCCTATGCAGATTCGCTGGTCAAACCAAGAAAACTTATTGGAGTGGACGCCAGTCATTACCAATCAAGCTGGGGATTACAAGCTTAGCCACGGCTCAGCAATCATCACGGCCCAACAGACACGGCAAGAGATTTTGGTATTTACAGATTCCACAATCTACTCTATGCAGTACCTTGGCCCACCCTATGTGTGGAGCTTTCAGATTCTGGGGGACAACATATCCATTGCTGGCCCCAATGTCGTGGCTTCAGCCAGCAATATCACGTACTGGATGGGGCTGGACAAGTTTTATATGTACTCAGGCCGGGTGGAAACGTTGCCATCTACGTTGCGTGAATATGTGTTTACAGACATAAACATTTCTCAGGCTTTTCAGTTTGTCTCAGGAACCAATGAGGGATACAACGAAGTCTGGTGGCAGTACTGTTCTGCTAACTCCAACGTGATTGACCGCTACGTCATATACAACTACTTGGATAACGTCTGGTACTACGGCGATTGGACAAACTACACAGGTACAGCCTATCAAGGTCGCACCGCGTGGCTGGATAGCGCATTGCGTCAATACCCTATGGCGGCTACTTACGGCGCTGCCTCTACATCTTTGCTTACCAATTCAAACGCAATACTGGTCTACCACGAGGACGGCGTTGATGATGGCACGGTCAATCCGTCTGTCCCGATTGTGGCCAATGTGCAGTCATCCGACTTTGATATTGGAGAAGGCAACAACTTTGGGTTTGTGTGGCGCTTGATCCCTGACTTGACGTTTGATGGCTCCAACGTGAACCAGCCGACTGCGTATTTCACAGCCATTCCAAGGACTTTCCCCGGCGCGGCTTACGGGCCTTCAAACAATCCAGGGGTGACCAGCACGCAAAACTACCAGAACCAGATCACGTACAACATACAGCAGTTCACTCAGCAGGTCTATGTGCGGATACGTGGGCGTCAGATGGCGTTCAAGGTAAGTTCAGGAACTGCGGGTTCAGCAACAGACGGGCTGGGAGTGCAGTGGCAACTGGGCGCTCCTCGTATTGACATCCGCCCGGACGGCAGGAGATAACATGGGCTTTAAAACTGTTACCCCACCCCGCCTGCCATCGGCTCCAACTGAGTACAGCGCTCAGTACCAAGAGCAGTTCATGAACATATTGCGGCTGTATTTCAACCAGATAAACGCTCCGCTACCTGCAATATTTGCGTCTGCTGGGGTGGGGACTACCGGGGTGGTGGGGGGTTTAACTTTTGCCCAACCAAGCCCCACTACGCCAGGACAATTCACCATCAGCTTACCGACGCAGGCTGATTTTGCCAACCTGCGTTCAGGCGACATTTACTACGACACCTCGGGCGGCACAGCAACAAGCTACCCTTTGCGGATAAAGGCTTGACATGATACCATTTGAACAATTAACCAGGAGTACGCTATGAGCGGTGGCGGCGGACTAGACGTAGGCAAAGAGCTTGCCCAACTTGATAAAGATTTAAGTCTTTCAGAACACGCGCCTATGATTGCGTCTGCGGCTGCTACTTATATGGGCGTTCCTGTAGACCCCGCAACGATGGGGATGGTGCTTGGCGCAGGTCGTGCAATCGACAAAGGCAGTATTAGCGAAGGTATAAACTGGGGACTTCAAGGTTACGGCGGTGCTTCACTTGGCGCGGCTATTCCAGGCGCTGATGCAGCCGCTGTTACTCCCACCGCTTCAGTTGTCCCTGTTGAAACTGCGACTCCCATGCCTGTGGGTGGTGGTGCTGTTGGGCCAGAAACAGGGGGAACTTGGTTTGCTGGTTCTGGCACTCCTGCTGCGGGCGCTACTTCTGCCGCTCCTATGGGTGCTGGTATTGATGCTATTGGGTCTGGAATTAACGCCCCTTATGTGGGAGAGCAGGCTGCAATGACTCCCGGTATGGCTACTCCCGCAGCCCAGTCCGGCACAGGAATATTTGACAAAGCTACCGCAGCATATAGCGGCCTCAACCCCATAGTCAAATACGGCATTCCATTGGCTGCCGCTTCAATGTTGGCAGATCGCAAAGGCGCGCCTCCCGGCCAAACTCCGTATGACGGCCCGTTGAACAAGCTCAAGTATGACCCAGACCGCTATCGGCCACTTGAAGTCAAACCGCCTGTTCCTTACACCCCGGTGTACAAAGACTATCGCAACATGGCTGGTGGCGGGTTTTTAGGTATGACTCTTGAGCAGACTAAACAAATGGGCGATGAACTAGAAAAAGCGTTTTTTCATAAATCAAACCAATACGCCACTCCCCCCTTGAGCTACGACCCTGCCCGGTATGACGCCGAAGCTGGCACAAAGATGGTCGCCCGGCCCGGTATGGCTGGTGGCGGCATTGCAGATTTGGGTGGTTACTCAGATGGTGGTCGTATGCTTAAAGGGCCGGGGGACGGCATGAGCGACAGCATTCCCGCAACCATAAGCAATAAGCAGCCCGCCCGTTTGGCGGATGGTGAGTTTGTTGTGCCTGCTGATGTAGTGTCCCATCTTGGCAACGGCTCCACTGATGCCGGCGCAAAACAGCTATACAAGATGATGGACAAAGTTCGTGTGGCCCGCACTGGCAAAAAGATGCAAGGCCGTCAGATTAACCCGCGCAAATACGTCCCGGCATGACGCTTACTGTCCAGCCCGTTCCACAACAGTACGCTGCCCAGACTTGGCCGCTGGTTGAGGAGTTCATTGCTGCTGCAAACAAACACGGCGGAGATGATTACACGCTTGAACAGATCAAGATGTACGTCACGCTGGGACACTGGACGTTGTTAGTAGCCACTGACAAAGACAAACAAATCCACGGGGCAGCAACAGTTACGTTTCAAAGCTATCCCAATGACCGCGTTGCTTTTGTAACGGCAATTGGAGGCAAACTGATTTCAAGCCAAGATACGGTTGACCAGTTAAAAAATGTGTTGCAAGGATTGGGCGCAACAAAAATTCAAGGTGCAGCACGGGAGTCTATTGCCCGTCTGTGGAAGAGGTTTGGGTTTGCTGAACGCTACACAGTAGTAGAGGTAAAAATATGAAATTTAATGACAGAAACATGGCGTTGTTGGGTATCCCTGACTTGCCGACGGAAGCGTTCAAACATGTTGGTGACAACAGAATACGGCCTCAAGGTGGTGGGGGCGGGCAACAAGCCGCACCTACGCAAACCACGGTTAACAACACCAGCATCCCTGAGTATGCGCGTCCGTATGTAGAGACGATGCTGGGCACAACCCAACAGCAGTTGTACAACTACGAGACTGACCCAGCCACGGGCCAGAAGTTTGCCAGCAGCATGAAGGGCTACACGCCGTTCAGCGAAGATCCTTCCAAGTACTTTGCCGGGTTCAGTCCCATGCAGGAGCAGTCGTTCAAAGGCGCGGCCAATATGGGCACTTCTCCCCAGTTGGACACGGCATCCGGGCTGGCAGGCTTGGCAGGACAACGCGCTATGGGCACTCAGTATGACCCTACCCAGTTCAATGCTCAACAGGTGGGTACGCAAGACTACACGGGGCAGAATGTCAGCCAGTACATGAATCCCTATATGCAAAATGTAGTGGACATCCAACAGCGCGAAGCCCAGCGCCAAGCAGACATCATGGGGACTCAGCGTGCTGGACAGGCCGTTAAAGCAGGTGCTTTTGGTGGCTCCCGTGCGGGCTTAATGGAAGCTGAAGCTGCTCGTAACTTGGCAACCCAGAAGGGTGACATCCAAGCACAGGGCCAGAACGCTGCGTTTCAAAACGCGCAACAGCAGTTCAATACACAGCAACAACGGGACTTGCAAGCGCAGATGGCCAACCAAGGCGCTGGTTTGCAAACTCAACAACTTGGCGAACAGTCAAGGCAATATGGTGCTGGCTTGGGTATGCAGGGTTTGCAGACTGGTTTGCAAGCCGCTGGTCAGTTAGGTCAGTTAGGCCAGACGCAGTATGGTCAGCAAGTTGGCAACATTGGCTTGCAAAATCAGATGGGCGCTCAACAGCAGGCCCAGCAGCAAGGCATCCTGAACCAGCAGATTCAGAACTACGCCATGGCGCAGCAGTATCCACAGCAGCAGTTGGCCTTTATGAGCAACATGTTGCGCGGTTTGCCGATGCAGTCCACCACCACCAATATGTACCAAGCGGCTCCCAGCAACGTTTCGCAGTTGGCAGGTTTGGGTACGGCAGGTATTGCTGGGTTGGGTATGTACAACGCCATGAATCCTAAAGGTGCATCATGATTAATAGTATTGACACCAGAGTGCGGATGGCTGAGAAGCTGTCCATTCCGCAGTTGCAAATGGCTATTAAAAATGGGACTATCCCGTCTTTTATTGGCATTCCTTTGCTCAATGAAAAAGTTACTGGTGCCCAAAAAGCAAAGATGGCCGCTCA